TTAGATAAATTGGCGGAAATACTCATTAATTTTGTCGTCACTTTGTTTCTGCATTTTTTTCGTGACATGCGTGTAAATGTCGAGGGTGATATTTATATTTGAGTGACCGACGCGTTCCATAATAACAGGAAGATCTACACCAGCTTCTACAAGCATGGTGATATGCGTGTGTCGTAAAATATGAGTGCCACTCACATCATTAATACCGTAGGCTTTGTATATCTTGTTAAACACGTTACCAATCGTGACAGCTCGGACAGGTTGCTGTCTTCTTCCTGTAAATACTAGATTGCACCACACGGATTTAGGATCTCGTAAACCTATCAACTTTTCTTTATTATATTGGACCTTCATCTTCTTCAGTTCTTCGGCGAGATCCTTGTTAAAGGATACAGTACGATTGGAGTCTTCTGTTTTCGGAGGTACTAATTCAAATCCACCTTCATCAGAATCCTTTTCAAACAACGTTTTGTTGACCACCAGCCTATGCTTTTCCAAGTCGATATCGTCCCAGGTAAGTGATAATGCCTCCCCGACACGTAAGCCAGTAGAAAGCATGGTAAGCGCCAAGGGATAAGCATTTCTTCTACCAGAAGATTTTACACCGGATAAGAAGCGTTGGATTTCATCCTTTTCGAGATACTTTTTCTTTGAGTTGACGAGTTGTTGTGATTTCTTATTGGCTTTGGGTATTACAGTGTCTTTCACTATGTTCTTTTCGACATAATCATTTTTACAAGCAAATTCAAACATTAAGTTCAATGCGGTTCGAGTCGAAGCGATATGATGTTTCGAAATATCTGTATCGCGCCTTTCAACTAAGAATTTCTGTATGTCGTTTATTTGTAACTTGCTGATCAAGTGGTTGCCATGCTTCTCGATAAAAGGACGCATTGCCACCATTCTAGCTTTTACTGACGAAGCTTTAACCGTTTCTCTGTATATATTTAACCAGTCGTCATAAACTTCCTGAACGATTCTTTTTTGCGGTTGTCTTTGTTTAGATAACTCCTCTGCAGCTACCTGGGCTCTTTGTAATGCTTCTTTCTTTGTGTCGCCACGGCGTGTTACTTGTCTACGCTGACCGGTAAGGGGGTTAGGGGTGGCGTCAGTGGTACACGACCATTTTCCGTTGTTTAATTTACGACAATACATATTCATTACTCCTCTCATTTGGGAATGTATGTTCTTTTTTTAGTTTAAAGAAAAGCCTTCGAAAAGGCTAGTTAATCAATTGTATGTTTTGCTTTTATGTTACATTGGGTATTAAGAGTGTACATGGATAAGAAGGAGAGATGTTTCGTGAATAACAAAGTCTTTAGAAAAAAACCTGTGATTGTTTCCGCTTTTCGTACAGAAGAGCAAATTTTCATTGAAACATTAGAAGGTACAATGAAAGCTGAAAAGGGTGATTGGATTGTTACTGGTGTGAGGGGAGAGCAATACCCTGTAAAACCTGAAATATTTTTAGAAACTTATGAAGCAATTGATTAACTTTCAATTGCTTTTTTTATTGAATCATAAGTGAAAGAATAGGCCCATTTAGTACCTATACCGTAAAGTCCAGCGGGAGTTGTGTACGTACTTTGTATTTTGACTGCAACTATGCGCTTTTTTAATTCAACAGCTTTTTCAATTTCCCAATTACACCAGTCGCTTAAATGAGTATTCTTACCAATTAGAATCAAGAATATATTACTTTCGGTAATTTTTCTTTTAATAACACTCTTTATATAATTTGCATCCTCAGATTTTATTGATACACCGACAGATGTATCGTCAAACTTTATATCAAAGTGTCCATTATCGTTTTTGGACCATGCCACTAACAAGTTTTTGTGTCTAGTACCCTCCGTGTCACTGTGATAACTAATAAAAACTTTTTTAGCCACTCTAATTACCTCCGTTTGTTTTGTTATTTTCATAGTTTAATGCTGCCCAATTCACGTTCTCTTGTGATATTACACTCTCTACTCTTTCTACCAAGTTTATAAAAGAAGGTTCGTTACTATAAACACCAGTCTTTGTTAAATACATATACTTCTCGTGTCTTAGGGTTTCGCATATACTACGATATTCAATCCAATTTTCATGATATTTACCTAAAGTTAATATTCCTTCTATACAAGTGATTACAACACCCATCAAGCCTACTATAATCGCTAAGAATTTAACTATATCGACATATCCAACTACAAAAGGTATCGAAGCAGATATAATTATTTGTGCTATTTTCCAACGTTTATAGATTTTTTGATGAGAAATACTTTTATCGTCATACCATTTTATTTGATTGTCCAAGCGTTCTTTAACGTATTCCAATTCCTCCATATATCACAACCCTCCAATTCCTCTTTATAATTTGAGGCACTAGATGACTAAGTTTCACTGCCCAATCCACTCCAACGTCCCCAACTTCCCACGTGACACAACAAACCCATCCACCTTATGCTGAAACTCCAACTCCATCCGATAAGCAGCCACTTCATCCGTCACCAGAAAATAATCCGCAATGTCGGAGATCACCACAGGCGCTTCATACGCGTCCGCATATACATCATCAATGAATTGCCCTGGCATCAGTAGATAAGCAGCCATACGCTTCGCCTGGTTCTCGCACTTACCGATGGTGTATTGGTCTACACTTAATTGTGTTTGATGATGGGCATACAAGTGACAAAACTCTTCCGCAAGTAGCAGTTTCGTTTCAATAGCGTCCAATCCTTCTTTAATGAAGATGGTCCCGCGTCGTGCATGATCCTTCGGTATGGAGAAAGCCTTGAGATGTTTATTAATTGCTATTCCTTCTATAGAAGGGGAGTCCAAGGGCAATACTCGTATACCGTAGCGCCAACAGATGTCATACAAATCGATTTCATCTGGATATGTATATGAAAAATGGGAGAGGACCTTGTCGGCCCGTTCCTCCCAGTAGTCGGTGTGGTGTCTTAGCTGCATAGATTTCACGACCTTTATAGACTGATTAACTAAGTTTTACTGTGTGAAGTATTTTTACATTGAAAAGAAAATCCCCATATATGAGTTGTCAGTCTGTAACGAGCGGATACTTCGATATTCCGCTTACTAAATTATTTTTGTAGTCCTCTTTAATATTGTTAAAGATTACCGGATATAGTTGATATACATCTGACTCATTATAGATTCGCCACTCTTGACCGCTTGCAAGAGTCAAGAATCCTTCATAATTCAACTCTTCGAATGTCTCTCTTGCATAAAGAAAGCTTGCCACTTCCTTTAGGGATGAATTACCTTTATTGTCGATAACGTTCGTCTTTATGGAGGCTTCCACTTCGTTGACAGACGGATCTTTAAAACCTTCGTTCATAGCTTCAAACATCCAGTAGGTATGTGTAGTGACGATGGAGTTCTCGCTCCATGCAGCGGTAGCGTTATGTGATATGGTTAAAAATCCTTTATCATCAATTGCCGCTTCATCAACATGATCGTTGTTTTTAACTAATTTTTTATCTATAGGAAGATTTTTTTCAGCTTCTTTTTCCACTCGCTTCTTTTTAGCTATTTTCTTCTCTTCTTCCTCATACTCTTTCATCATTTTATCCAATTGCGCTTTATCTGCAGCTTGCTGTTCTTCCTTTTCTGCATCGACTATCTTTTGCTTCTCTACATTCTCTTCTTTAGTCACCACCGGCACTTTGGCTTGTTCCTCTTCAATAGGAGGAAGTATGGAACCTCCGATAAGCATCAACACAAATCCAATTCCGGTTACAATACCTAAGTTCTTTTTCGGCATATTCTTTTTAAATGCAATCCATAACATAATGAGACCTATAAAAAAAGCGAACGTACCAACTGTTGCTATAAGCCCACCCACAAACTCTATAAACGCCCTCATAGAACCCCCCCTAATTAGTTTGTCTCACACACACTACTTAGTGAGATACTCCTATAGTATACGTAAAAATAAACACGGTTGGTTAAACCGTGGTATTACCTGCCTTCAATCCTCCAAATCACCAAATCCATCGCCCTGTTCTTCTTCGTCCTCCAAAAACATCTTTTTCATCTTATACATCTTCAGGAGCTCTTTCACTTTCTTCTCCGGATCAGACGCTAGGTCGTGAAACATGACAGGGTGTTTTTTTAGTTCGTTAAAGAGTTGGAGTTCTTCAGCGGTTAAATTGATTTCTTCGCCGGCTACTACTACTGGATTCGCTCCGGGATTATCAGAACGCCCTAATAGGTAGTCAGTTGAAACATCATAGTAATCTGCTAATTTTTGAAGAATTGTATAATCGGGTTGTCTATTTCCCCGTTCATACGCTGTATAAGCGGGACGAGTTAAGCCTAAATAGTCAGCCACGTCTTGCTGAGTTTTTTTATGGGATTTTCTTAATGAAATAAGCCTAACACTTAGCATATTTAAACCTCCTACTCCCTTTAATATGCCAGTAACATAGTGTTACTACAATAGAGTGTAACGAAATGAAACATAATTTAATATTTAAGTTGACAATGTAACATAACGATACTATAATAAAAGTAACGAATCGCAACAAATGGAGGTGAGTAAGTTGAGAAAGTGGTTGAAAGAGTTGCGCGTTGAGAAAGGTTTGACCCAGAAGAGTGTCGCGGAACGTTCTAACATCGAACGCGCCTACTATACTATGATTGAGGCCGGCGATAGAAACCCTAGTGTGCATGTCGCGAAATCTATTGCGCTAGTTATGGGTTTTGATTGGACTATTTTTTTTGATACGGAACGTAACGAAACGAAACAAAAAGAAGTCGGATAGGAGGGAGAAAGATGTCAGAGGTGATTGTAACAAACGCAACAGAATTAAACGAGCTTATCAATGCAGCAGTAAATCGGGCGGTTGGCGAAGCTATACGCGAACGTCAACTACCAATCTTACTATCATTGCAAGAGGCTGCAGACTTGCTGGGTGTGAGTTACACAACAGTGCACCGTGCAGCAAAAATTCAAGGCTTTCCAGTTACTCATGATTTCGGTCACGCCAAGATTGTAACGGATCAGTTGTTGCAATGGATTAAGAACCGGAGTAATTACGATTTGGTTTATAACTTCGGCAGTTAGGTTTTTGGAATCTTCTATAGAGGAGGTGAGAAGTGTGTTGAAACATTACATCACTAAATATGAAGAGTCGGGAATCAGATATGCAGAAGCTTGGTTTCAAATTAGTTTACTGGGCAAGACATGGTGCTTTTCTAAAAAGAAGATTCGGATAGGAGGATGAAATATGCACGAAGTAATTAAAGCAGTTGAAGAAGCGATCATTCGCGAGGCGAGTATAAAGGCAAACGATATGAAGGGATTAGCGGATTTGGTAAACAGCTACTCAAATTTAGTGAAGGTCGCGGCTGGTACGACGACCGACATCACTTTAGTAGCTGAAGAAGTCGTACGGAGATTGGTAGAGGCGGGCAGGAGTGCCGAGGAAGCTAATGAAATAGTGAAATCCAAGAGCAAAAGCGAACTAGCGTTTATCTTGGCTTGCGATGAGATTGCAAAAGAGTCTAATCAAGATCGTCAAGATTAATTCCTTTTTCCTTTAGCAGCAAAGAGAGTTGTTCGTGATACTTCTCAATTGCTATAGAACTAGCTTCAAAAGCGAGACGGATCATAAGTTTATTGTTTTCCACACCTTCCGCTTCGTCGGGCGGCAAGTTGAACGGATTGCTATTATCTGTCTCTTTTAAAAAATCAATAACTTTATTACCGGTAAACTCGCGTAATGCTTCACTTTTGATTTTTTCGAAGTCCATGTAAATCACCTCCTCCACTGTCACTATTCGACATGGAGGAACAATATGCCTACTAAAAGGAGGAAATAGGATGAATCAATTAATGACAAGTGGTATTGAAATGACGAGTTTGGACATTGCGGAAATTGTAGGGAAAGAACACAAGCACGTAATGCGTGACATCCGGAGAGAAATCGATGAATTAGGCGAAGAAATAGGTCAGTCCATATTTGGACCGACTGAAAGAATCGATTCCTACAATAGGAAACAGCCGATTTACTCATTCGGTAAAGATGGCGCTATGCAACTAGCTTTAAAATATGATGCTATGACTAGATTCAAAGTTATCAAACGCATCGAAGAGTTGGAAGGTATCTATAAACCAATGTCACAACTAGAAATCATGCAAATGGCAGTTGGTGAACTTACATCTCAGGATAAGCGAATCACTTATTTAGAGGACAACATGCGGATCAACGGACCGCAAGAGCAAAGAATCGGAAAAAATGCTCGTGGCAAGATTGTGGAATCGTTAGGTGGTATGAAATCTACCGCCTATAAGGAAATTAGCAGAAAAGCATTTTCGCAGTTTTGGAGAGAGTTCAAAAACTACTTCGAGGTTCCGAGGTACGGCGAACTGCCGAAAGCGCAATTTGAGGATGCGCTGCAATTTATTCAGGAGTGGTCACCAGACACGGCATTACGTTTAGAAATTAAGAAACTGAACAATCAGCAACAATTGCGACTGGTGGATTGATATGAAGTGATCTAGCGAAGCGGAGGGGTTTGCTCCACTAGATTAAGAGGTTGCGTACGAAGCGTAAAACGAGGGTTATGAGTAGGTCTATTACTAGAATACAACACCTTGCAAGAGTATTAAATTCCACACTGGCTTATATGCTTCAACGGCATATATTCCAATCAGGAATATTGAGAGGGGGTGAGCCAATGGAAATCGGGAAATTTTTAAGGCAATGCCGTAAGAGTCAAGGCTTGAAACAAGAGGAGCTGGCATTCGCGCTGAACATCAACCAGTCAGATGTATCGAAAATCGAGCGGGGCGAGAAGTACCCAGCGCTAGATATCTTCCGAGATTGGACAGTACAGACGCAGACAGTCGACATGGGCATTGCCTTCCTATACGGAACGGAAGTATTGCATACATTGCCGGATATTATCAATACCGTCAGCACGATGGTAGCAGGATTTATCACACTTATTTTTTAGGAGGACACTATGAAACTAACAAATTATCGTAGAGCGGACATTGAAAGAGCGGCAGATTTAAAGAAGATGGCCATGCACCAAATCGAAGCATTGGAGTTATGTAATTGGACGGACGACATGGAAGAAGCGGTATTTCGTGCGGAGACGTTGCTAGAGATGTTTAAGCAAGTGAGAGTTATGCAACACATGAAACGCATGGACGGTAGCACGCACGCATTGGCAGAGAAGCTAATCGCGCAAGGAATCAATGCACAAGCTATACAATTTACGCACAAAAAAGCCGACTGACGGATCCAACGTCAAATCGGCAAAACTAGAATTTATGTACTTTCAGTATATCACAGAATGGGAGCTTTGGCTCCTATCAAGAAGCTCGGGTTGGTTGGTTAGCCATTGGATCATTTCCACTGCGAATTGGAAACTCGTAGACCTGGTCTTCTTGATGGGATTCACATCCATCATATAGAAGGGAGTTGATGACATGACGGATTACGGACATTTGTTATTGATCGCGTGCTTGCTTCCAGTCGTTGCATTCATGATCGGCACACTATGGGCGGACGCAGGTCACCAACTTAGAAAGGAGCGCGAAGAAGATGAAAACGTACCAGTGGGAAATCGTCTTTATGCAAGAAATCGATTCGGTCTACGTGATGACATTTGAGGACAGCGTGTTAGCCGCGGCTCAAACGTATTATGACAACTACGGCGATCACATGAAGGTCTATGCGATTCGTAAAGACGCGGAAATCATTCGTTTTGAGGAGGCGATTTGAATGGGTGAATTTGCAGACATGATGATAGGTGGCGTGCTTTGCCAGTACTGCGGTGAGTTTATAGGCAGTGAAGTCGGCTATCCGCAAACGTGCAACGACTGTTATCACGAGTTGTCCGTTGCAGAAGTCGAAGAAGAACAAAAATAAAACCCGCTGTTAGAGCAGCGAGTTCGGGATTCCATATAAAACTACTTGGCGCTATTATAGCGCGGAATCCCGAAAATCACAAGGAGGAGAACGTATTGGAGACGAAAACTGATAGAGATTTTCTTGTAAATAGAGTGAATCAAATAGGCGTGAAGTTCCCATCCAGACAACGCTTCTCATTATGTTTGAACGAAGGGAAGCTAAGCATTATTACAACCGAAAACAAATCCAAAATAAAAATTGAAAACGAAAAGTTTTTTCAAAATAGAAGTATTTTGTTCAGCGGTTCGCCCTCGGCTTTGTTGGATATAGTCGATTGTCAAAATGCAGAAGAATACATTGATCATCTACTTTACTTACGTGATAGATGGAATATAGGGCAGGAGGAAGAATGATGAAAGAAATTAAATTGATGAATCTCACATTGAAGAACTTCAAGGGGATCAAGGAATTTGAACTCAACGTAAACGGTAACGATGCAACAATCTTCGGGGATAACGAAACAGGTAAAACGTCTTTGTACGATGCATTTTTGTGGCTTTTGTTCAATAAAAACAGCCAAAACCAAACGAAGTTCTCTCTTAAAACACTGACGCCTGACGGTCAAGAAATGAACAACTTGGAACACGAAGTTGAAGCGACTTTCCTGGTAGATGGTCACCCGTTGGTATTGAAAAAAGTGCATTACGAGGATTGGACTCAAAAGAGAAACGCACTTGAAGCAACGTTTAAAGGAAACAAAAACAAATACTTCATCGATGAGGTTCCGACACCAGAAAAGAAGTACAACGAGGCAATTAAAGAATTGATTGACGAAGAGGTATTTAAGCTTTTGACTTCACCCACTTACTTCAATGAACAATTCAAGTGGGAGAAACGACGCGAAGTGCTTTTGGACATTACCGGATATTTAACTGATGAAGAAGTTATTTCTGCTAACAAAAAGTTGCAAGAATTGACCGGCATTCTGAATGGTCGAAAAATCGAGGACCACAAAAAAGTGATTGCTGCTAAAAAGAAGAAAATCAATGATGAAATTAAAAGCATTCCGACAAGAATCAGCGAGATTAATAACATGCTTTCGGAAGGGAGTATTGATGTCTCTTCTATAGAAGTAGAAATCGCAAAAGTAGAAAAAGAGATTGACGCGGCATCTACTCAAATCAACAACATCAAAAACGGTTCGGTTGTTACGAATAAAAAGAACGATTTACGACAGATTGAAATGGATCTTGAGTCCGTCAAACGTGAACTGGAATCAGAAGCGACTGACAAAGGATACCAGGTGACCGCTAAGATCCAAGAAGAGAAATCCAATCAAGCGATTATGCAGCGCAAGTTAGATGATGCTAACCATCAAATCAAAGTAGGACAAGCAGATATATTCGAGTTTGACAAGAAGCTAGTTGCATTGCGAGAGGACTTCGCAACAGAGAACGCTAAACAGTTTGAACATAAAGAAGCGTGTGAGTGTCCAACATGCGGACAAGCCTTGCCAGAAGAGCAACTGGCAGCCGCTAGAGATAAGGCGGTAGCGGAGTTTAACACCATAAAGTCCGGCAAGTTAGAGCGCATTCAAACGACAGGCAAAGCGATTGCGGCAGACAAAGAAGAAACGCTGAATCGAATCACTGATACTGAAAAAGTTGTTTCTCAACTAACAAACGACATTGCAAAGAAGGAAGAAGGAATCAACAAGCTGACAATCCAGCTGAACGAATTACGTGACGAAGTAAAGAACGCTCGGACGAATCCTAAGTACACTGACAAGGTCGCAGAGATGTCTGCTGTCCAGGAAGGAATCAAATCCCTCGAGGCGAATGCAACTGAAGCTGTTGTAGAAATTGAGAAAGAAGTAGTTTCATTAAAGGCAAAACGCTCCGAATTAAACGGACAGATCGCAAAACACGAGCAGGCGGAAGCGTCCAAGAAACGTATTTCTGAACTCGAACAACAGCAAGAACAACTCGCTAAGGAATTTGAAAAAGTCGAAAAGGAATTATTCCTGATAGAAGAATTTACTCGAATCAAAGTAGAAATGTTGGATGAAAAAATCAACAGTAAATTCAAGATTGCACGCTTTAAATTAACTCACAAACAAGTTGACGGAACGCTGGTTGACGTGTGTGAAACGACGTATAAAGGTGTTCCTTATGGTTCCGGACTTAACAATGCGGCGAAGATCAATGTCGGCTTGGATATTATCCGAACTCTATCAAATCATTACGGTTTCAGAGTCCCAATTTTCGTCGACAATGCCGAAGCAGTCACGCGGATTGCAGATACTGACTCACAGCTTATTAGTTTAGTTGTATCTGAACCTGACAAGCGATTGCGGATTGAAACGCAATCAAATGAAGAAAGCGTGGTGGCATAAATGGACTGGGAATCAATAGGTCGCATGATTGATGAGAATCAGGCGCGTTTTCCGACTATGAAATTAGAGACGAAGGACGGAAGTAAAGTTATTTTTAAATATCCTGAAAACGGAAGACAGAGCGATTCGGACCGTGCGTCTAAACACTTGAAGGTGGACGAGATATATACAGTTAAAAAAATCTCCGTCGGCGGCAGTTCATCTGCTGTCGAATTAATAGAAGTGCCAGGTATCGCTTTTAACACAGTTCAATTCACAAATATAAAGGAGGAAAAATAAATGACAAACCAACTACAAGAAACTCAACAAATGCAACCAGCAGAAAAGAAAAACGAACTGGTGACGAAGGTCGCCAACAAAGTGAAAGCAATGGTTGAAAACAATCAAATCAACATCCCTGAAAACTACTCCATTGTGAATGCGGTACAAGCGGCTTATTTCAAGCTTACAGAAGTAGATTTCAAGAAGAAAACATCCTTGATGGACAGCGCAACACCCGAAAGTGTCGCATTCTCCCTTCAAGATATGGCGATCCAGGCATTGAGTGTGGCGAAGAATCAAGGCTACTTCATCGTATATGGTGACAAAATGCAGTTTGTTCGTTCATACCACGGCACACAGGCGGTCCTAAAGCGCTTGAACGGTGTAAAGGATGTATGGGCTAACGTCATCTGGAAAGGTGAGACATTCGATGTGGAGTACAACGACAGGGGGCAATTGGCTTTCAAGTCTCACACAGTAGATTGGCAAGCGGCTACCGGAAAGAAAGAAGATATTCAAGGTGCATATTGCATCATTGAGCGTGATGATGGCGTGCAGTTCCTTACGGTTATGACGATGGCGGAAATTCAAACATCATGGTCCCAATCATCTATGCAGACAGTACAAAATAAGTACCCACAAGAGATGGCAAAACGAACAGTGATCAACCGAGCATCTAAAGCCTTTATTAACACTTCAGATGATAGTGATCTATTCATTGGAGCAATTAATCGCACGACAGAAAACGAATTTGAAGATGATAAACCTTTACGAGAAATCAATCCACAACATGAAATTGACCAAAATGCGAACAAAGAAGTATTGGATTTTGTTGAACCGACAACTGGTGAAATCATCCAACCTGTAAAAGAGGCGACTACACAGAAGTCGACACCAAAAGAACCTGAACCAGTAACAGTCACGTCAGATGGGCCGGGCTTCTAATGATTGAGATTACAACACTCGCAACAGGTAGTACGGGGAATTGCTATCACATTACAGACGGCCATTCCTCGCTCCTTCTGGAGTGTGGCATTAAATTCAGGTCGATTCAGAAGGCGCTGAACTTTAAAACTAGCAATATAGCAGGCGTATTGGTATCACACGAACACAAAGACCATTGCAAGGCAGTACAGGACGTTGCAGACCGCGGATTAGACATTTACATGTCTCAAGGCACAGCGAACGCTATCGGCATTCAACATCACCGTATACGGCCTGTTACATGCAAAGAGATATTCAGGGTCGGTACGTGGACTGTATTACCGTTTGACGTCCAGCACGATGCAGCAGAGCCATTCGGTTTCCTGTTAGCGAATCAAGACAGTGACAAGCTGTTATTCGCAACAGATACCTACTATATCAAGTACAAGTTTTCGGGTCTTACACATTTACTGATCGAGTGTAATTACTCGCAAAAGATACTACAAGAAAACGTAGAGAGCGGACTTATTCCTGAATTTCTAATGGAACGAGTTATGCAGTCGCATTTCAGTCTGGAAAATCTATTGGTCTTTTTGAAAGCTAACGATCTATCGAAGGTTCAGGAGATTCATTTACTTCACTTATCGGATTCAAACAGTAATGAAATCGAATTTAAACAAGCGGTACAGGCTGCTACTGGGAAGTTAGTGTATGTAGCTTAGAAATAACGAAAAAAGGATGTGAGGTGGTTGAGCAGTCCACAAACTGAAAATGGATTTACGAGGATAGCTAACGAGATTTTAGAGTCGGTGCAAAGATACAAATTCACTTTAAATGAAATGAAAATAGTCATGTGTGTTTGGCGGTACACTTACGGATTTCAGAGGAAATCCCATCAATTATCACTGACTTTTCTTATGAATCATACAGGGTTAGGAAGAACAAGAATAAATGATTCCCTGAAGAAGTTAGTCGAATCTAACGTGATAGTAAAAATAGAACAAGGTGGAGCGAATGCAACTAATTCTTACATGTTCAACAAGAATTATAACTCATGGAAAATAGAGAAATACACAATATTTAATAGTGTGCAAGATGATACTAGTGTGCAGAACGATACTAGTGTGCGAGTCGATACTGATACTAGTGTACAAGATGATACTAGCACTAGTGTACAGAACGATACTAGTACTAGTGTGCAAGACGATACCCAAGAAAGAAAGGTTAAAGATAACTATAAAGAAAGTATTAAAGACAACAACAAGGGGTTGCCGATGGTTGACGAATATTTCGGTGAAGTCATCAAATTTTACGAACAAAATATTGGATTGATTTCACCGTATGTTAGTCAGCAAATCGGATATCTGGTTGACGAGAGCAATTCAGAGTTAGTTCTGCTAGCTCTTAAAAAATCAGTAGAAGCTAACGCAAATAATAAATTCAAATATGCAAGAGCAATCGTCGACAGTTGGAAATCTCAAAACTTCAAGACTATTGAAGATGTAGAGAATGATGAAAAGCGTAAAGCGAATAGTAATCCATCCAGAGGAAATGTTCACTCACTCTTTGATGCTTCACCAGAAACATTGGAACGACAAAGAAGAATGGTGGAAGAGCACCAAAAGAACAAAAAGGAAATTGACTACACGGATCTACCTTACTAGGAGGGGTTAAATTGGTTAGTGCATTTGAAACGGTATTCGAGCGGCTGGGAGTTCGGAAGGTGGAAGATCTATTTTTCAAGATACACCCTGACTATGTGCAAGGTGTATCAGAAGTCCGGATGGAGAATGTTAAATGCCCTAGATGTGAGCGCAACACAAAGCAAGCGTGGGTGTATTGCTATAACGGAGATTGGTTGCAAGAGAATGTCTGGCCAATTTGCCATGACTGCGAAAAACTAGCTCACGCAAAAGACGTAGGAGCTCAGTTGATTCAGAAGCGCCAAGACGTAGTGGATGGTGATTGGTACTACATCGATGCAGATGACAAGGCAGGATTCAAGAACTTTGAAGGCGTGACACCAGAAGCGACGGCAGCTAAGGAAAAGGCAACAGCCTATGTAAAGGAACTTTTAGAGGGGCAGACGAAGAACCTACGCTTGTCTGGAACTCCGGGAACAGGTAAGACCCATCTTTCTAAAGCGATTGCGCGAACGCTCAAGCATCAAGGTCAGAAAGTGGCCTTTATCGAATCCAAGAAGTTGTTCAACAAGCTAAAGAGCATGTTTGGCAATCAGGTAGCACAAGAACGTTTTGAAAAGCAGTTTTCGGAATTCGACGTAGTGATTATTGATGATGTGGGAGTCGAAACAAGAAAGGCTGATGAATTATCTTGGTCGAGTGGTGAATGGGTCAGCCTGATTGATTTACGAAAAGGTAAGTCGACGGTGTACACAACCAACTTCGACAAAGAATCATTAAAAAAAGTAATTGGCGCCCGATCTGTTTCTCGGATGAGTGAAAACGCAGAAGTGATAGAAATCTTCACACCAGATCATGACTATCGAGATGAACTATTTTACTAGGAGGATGCAAAATGAAATGGACAAACAACAGCGGGATCTACACGGTTCCGCTTCCAGATAAAGTGGACTGGCAGAAGATCAAGTGCGAAATGGATGCTTTGGAAATCAAGTTGCAACAGGCAGAGGCGACTATGGCTATGAGGAAGGGGATGACGGCATGAAAAAGGATGACATCCAATTCCTGAAAGAGTTGCAGGAGGAATTGAACACGCAAGATACAGTCTGCCAAGCTTCACCACGCTACTGGGTAATCATGAATTACAGAAGGGTTCCAGGCCATGAAGATTATAACGATGGCGAAGATCAGTATTTCCATAACGATGGCGACTATACAGAATTCAATACTTTCAAAGACTTGAAAGAGTTTTTAGAAGAATATTACGAAGAAGTCGTAGAAGAGGACATTGAACTCCAAGAGATTTTGAATAGCCATGACGATCAAAATGATAATTTGTACGAACTATGGGAATACGTTCAAGATAACCTGAATGAAAATGGACACTTCAACAAAGTGTTCATGACGGAAGAAGAGTTCATTGTACCAAATACTATGTTTTTGACTATTGCAGAAGCGAAAAAACACCTTGAACTCAATCATTACCATTACTCTTCTAAAGCTCACGTCTATGCAATGACTGCGTGGAGAGCGCCTAAGGTTGAAAGGTTGTGGAATATTTTAAGTGAATTCCAATGGGACAAGGTGCAAATGACAGAAGAAGGTGAAAGTGAATGATAAATCGCGTCGTTTTAGTTGGACGTCTCACAAAAGATCCTGAACTCAAAGTTTTGCAATCTGGTATACACGTTTGCCGTTTCACTCTCGCAGTCAATCGCCCCTTCAAATCTGAAGGTGGAGAGCAACAGGCGGACTTTATCCAATGCGTGGCATGGAGAAAACAGGCGGAGAACGTAGCGAACTACTTGAAGAAAGGTAGTCTCGCAGGAGTAGACGGCCGTATCACCACTGGTAGTTTCGAGGAACAAGATGGCAAGCGTGTATTCACAGTCGAAGTTACAGCAGACAGTACACAATTCCTGGAACCGAAATCGAACCGTTCGGAACAACCGAATACCTCACAGAATGCTCCACAACAGTCAAATCGACAAGGACATACAAATAACTCAATTGAACTATCAGACAGGGCAAGGTAGTTACGGTGGACAAGCACAGGAGTATGATGTGCCGTCTTACGGCTCAGATGACGATTTGCCGTTTTGAGACTATGAAACTTTGAAAGGGTGATAGTCATGACAACAGAAGCAGCGCGTTACGTATCAAATGAAATTGAATGCCGGATCTGCGGTTGCAAGGAAACGGTACAAAAACACAGTTATTGCAGTACCAGTCGTTTATGCATAAAGTGTGCGAATCGAGAATTTAACGGATGGCTAAAAGAGGGGGAAAAGTAAATTGAAATCAGAAGAAATACTCATGGAAGTAGTCAATCAGGATGTAAAAAACGAACGTCATAGACAAAACGGGAAGTGGGGAATTCAGCGCCATGAATATGGCTACTGGCTGGCGATTCTAGGCGAAGAGTTTGGAGAGGTATGCCAGGCAATTCAGCAAGGTAGTGTCGCAAGCAAAGAGACGGATGCGGATGACTTGTACACGGAATTGATCCATGTGGCTGCAGTTGCTTCTGCTATTGCAGAGCAAGTTATGGAGGAAAGAGGGAGTGGTCGGAATGGTAATGACAATGTTCAAGGTCGATCACAAGAAAAAGCTGTACATCCACGGTGACTTAAATGCTCGCGAGATCAGAGAGCTGAAAAGAGAGGGTTGGCGCGTTGATGTTAAAGCCAAGCCCTCCACACCTAGCAAGGCGGTAAACAAAAACGGCATAACACGGGAAGGAGATACATCATGTCAAAGTGTAAACGATGCAACAAGCCGCTCAAAACGTCGGAAAGCATCCAAGTCGGGTTCGGTCCGGTCTGCAAAAGGAAACACGACGAGGCGGAAGCGGAGTTCTTGAAACGGCAGATTACGTTGGACGAGGAAATCGAGTATCAGTTGAAGGTGGCGAGATGATGGCGAAAAGTAGAACTCATGCAAATCGCGGCATGCAACTGGAAAAGTTAATTGATGCAACGAATAAAATCTACCGAACAACAGGCTTTGCTGATGTAAAGAAAGTACCTACGCCCGTAAGGATAACTAGCAATAATGGTGGTCGTATTAACGGCATGGTAGTTAAAGGTGATCTAGTCGATTTTGTTGGTGTATGCCGAGGTAGAGCAGTCATTTTTGATGCCAAACAAACATCGACACGAACTAGCTTTTCCCTGTCCAACATAGCAGCTCACCAGTATGAAACATTGATGTCCTGGTGGAAGCAAGGCGCTCACACGTTCATCCTCCTGTATTTTTCTGAACGAGGTGAACACTACATGTTGGAGATGCCGACACTTAGCACGTATTGGCAGGGCGCACAGCGAGGCGGCAGGAAGTCCATTCCTTACGATGTGATTGCTAGTCAATGTGAACCGTTACGAGCCGAAGAGGGCTACCCACTGCATTATTTGAAGGTGTTGGAATGAGGGGATGACGATTGCAGGGCTGATCATCGGGTTGGCTTGGACGTTTAGCGTAATCTTTGCGCATCGTATGGGATTTGTAAGGGGATGGGACAAGGGTCACGAAGACACGAAAAATGCTACTTACAAAGTGATAGAAAACTGTAAAAGAAAAATAGAAGAGCAAGCGAGGAAAAAGGAATGACAGAAGTGTATCTAGCAGGCGGTTTGATCTTTATTACCGCGTATGTATTTGGATTTATCAGAGGGAAGCAGTAGACGCAAAATATGTATCAGGAGGTCAATAAATGATTTCTAGAATCTTAAGAGAGAAATAAAAAGAGCAGCTTCATTAGGCTCCTCTTTAAATATTATTTAACTTTATTTAATTGGAGGGAATTGAGTGAAAAACAAGCTAAAGAAGATGTTTATTACGGATATACGTCCGGTTTATATGATTGGAGTCTCTATTGCGGGTTGGTTTACTGCAGCTATGTATGGTTTTGCTTGCATGATCAAGGAGTTGTGGGTTGTTTTTCATCAATTCGGTGGAAAATTGAACATTAAAATATTTTCTTTTACTTGGCTACCGCTACAACTTTAGATAAAGGAGAGTGGTAGCCGCGTATGTATTTTTTAGTTATTCATTTTTGAAATCTTCGACCATTTTCTTAACAGTACGTTTAAGTTTCTCGAGCAAATATTTAGCTATGAATTTGATGTAATTAAATTTAAAACCAATAAAAAAAACGTAAAAGTCTAGATGTTCAATGATAATCAACATAAACGTATCACTTCCTGAGTAATACGCGGATATATAGTTTAACAAGTAATCGTGATTTTGTATAGAGAAAGGAGCGATGAGTTATGAAAGAAGCGTGGGTGCTGCAACTAAAGCCAGAAATGGCGATAGAGGAATACGAAGGCGAAGTTATGTATTTAAGTCATCGTGAACCAGTAGATCATCTGACTGATGACTTACAAAGAGCGACGAGATATAAGGATAAGCAAACGCAAATTGATTTGTTTAAGAGGCACGAAGAATTTATGCGTGATAAATATGGTGAAAACCCTATTTGTAATTTTGGATGGACAAACATCAACAAGAATTTCGACTTTGTTGAAGTAGAAATTGCAGAAGTAGATTAATGCACATTCCGAAGAAAATATACACCAAGGAGTACAACATGGAATCGACTATCAATCCAATCTACGAAATCAACAGACTGGCAGATCAACTACCGCTGCCAGTAGTGCAAGACTTACACCAACGCATAGCGGACTGGCTGTCATCTGGCGGTAACTATGATGATCCGTACATGTTTCAGCAGTTGCGGTATGCGCAGAGGGTAGCGAAGGAGGGAGTCAAATGATCAGCGCAAGAAATGAACCGACAATCTTAATTCTGGATGACATTGAAATCAAGTGGACATGGAAAGAAAGTGAGTTACTTCATTTTCGGGAAATGTGGAGTGATGGTGTGCCGATTAATGACTTGGCTAGGGAGCTGAAAACGAATAAGCGAAGCGTTGCATTGCTCGTTATGGATCAGGAGATGAAGGATGAGATTGAGCAGCGGAAATTTGGGTTGTATGGGAATTGAGGAGGAAGAGTAATGGAAAAACAAAAAAAAAAGTTAGTGAGCGGTCAAAAGGTTTTCAATAACATGACCAGCAAAATGAGTGAAGAAGATCACGCAAAAACCAAAGCGTAGTTCTGGATGTTTATGCTAAACGACGGTGAACGGCCAACAAAGTAGCTGAAACCAAATACAAAGGGAACAAAGGTTAATTTTGATTATATCCAAGGGCAAGAAGAATACAATCGAGGTCTTTTGGAACTAGAAGTTTACTTGCATGAAATCAATACGCAGTTCGGACTGGATTATAAAATTAATAAGAAATAAAAAAAGACAGGATCTCTCCCGTCATGGCTGACATTATTGTATCACATGGAGGGGTCCTGGTGAATATGGAAAATTTGTCGATTGATGGGCAAGGTAGGTTAGAAATTGATATAATGGCATTACCAATGAACTGTGTTGTGGTGATTTCGGAGGGTGTTGCTAAGTTACGAGAATTACCAGAGCATGGTGAGTATAAGATTGTTACGCATCAAGGTAAAGTCAGACGGATGCGGAGGGAAGAGGGAGAAGAGTTTTGATTGGCAAACTGATAAAGGAAGTAATACTATATTTGTCGGCCTTATTTATCTTGTTTATAGTATTTTTGCTAATAGGAAGATTTTTAGGCGGACCAAAGTGGGTTTCTGAGCTATTTGCTTATGTTTTAATTATTTCTACTTTTACCTATCTTTTAAAAATGGTTTATCAACTGTTGAGTAAAAAAACAAAATATAATAAAAAATTATCTTTATATAGTTGGTTGGATGATTTAAGTGACTTTGATGAACTACTAGTTTATTCATTGAAAAGACAGCCTACAAGTTATGGTACTTTGAAAAACCTTGACAACGTGAAAGGAATGTTAGTTAAGCAAACTCTAAACGATAAATCAACCTTAAAAATGTATAGAATATTTTACAGTCAAAAATTAAAAGAATCAGGAGAAGAATTGTATCTAAGAACTATTATGATAATAATTATACCAGCAGTAATAGCGTTGTTTGGTCAGAAATTCTTTGAAATAAACTCTTTGGAAGTATTAACATTTGCAACCATTACTATTTTGCTTTTAGCATTTATTAGCATGAAGTTAAGTTTACACAAAAAAAGAAATGGCATTTTAGTAGACCTGATTGATTTATGCATTCAGGAAATAGAGGATGAGGAAAAACAAAAAATATGAACAAGAACAAAGTAACACTAATAATTGGTAAAGGAAATACCAGAGAGTTTTGATAGGTAAATTCATAAGTTAGTCCCCCTGGCCAACCAGAGGACAACATTTGATTGCAGCATTGCGCTGCGTCATTTGTTGTCCTCTTTTTTTATTTCAGAAAAGGAGTGGTTGATTTGACGAATAACACATCCAGATTTTCGGATTTAAGTGAACGCTTTGGGAAATTTGTTAGGCAAGCCGTCAATGCATTTGTCCAGTGGGCGAATGAGGTATGGCGTCGTTTCAAGTGCCTGGTGAGATTAAAAGTAGATGCTAGCACGCGATTTATCAAAGACTACGAAAAGAACGTAGCAAGACACAAACACAATCAATATACGAGATCCACGTGGAGAGTGGATTGGAATACACGAAAAGGCAATCAATGGATGAATCACAAGCCGGTCTTTGCGGTTCGGAAAATACTGCGTTGAGGGGTGAAGGGATGAAAAGCATACAAGAGCAGCTTATTGAAAAAGGACTCGTACAGCCTGTTAAACGAGAGATAGAGAAAAAGGATACTAGGACAAGCAAGAAGCGGTATGAGCGATTGAGTGAGCGGGATTTGCGGGAATTGATGGGCGAAAACATGCCGACATACGGACGAGCGCGAGGCGGAGCATACAGACAACGATAAGAGGAGGATTTCACATGCTGGATTGGGCGGATCAGTTGATACAAGAGTACACAGATGGCAGACAACAATTACGAAAAAAAGCGGATCAACTAGACAGAAAGAATCCGCTAGATATGCAAGATTTGAAGCAATTCAATTCTATGATTGAATCCATGTCATACTCTTTAGAATGGATGGAGACAGGACGCCAACCAGGGACTTATCGTGGAGCGGAAGAGAGTAATGTCTATCAAAAAAGATCCTATGAAAATATGGATTGGTTACCTGATTTGGAAGCGCAGTTACGTGAAGAAAACGATATAAACAAAAAGCATTTATTTATGACCAGAGAAGAGAAGATAATCCTTGCCGACATCCTTTCCTCTTTCTCTCTACGGGAGCGTCAGTGCTATTTATTGCATAAAGGGCAAAAGAAAAGCATGAGTGATATTGCGGAAGGTTTAGGAGTCAGTAAAAGCATGGTGCAACAGTCCATACGTCGTGCTAAAAAGAAGATTTCAGACCGCATTCAAAAAGATTCATGATATACGCCATGATATACGAACATGCCATATATGAGGGGAACCATTAAAGGAGGGGTGCTTTCGTACGATGAATTGCATCCCAACAGCCCCATACATAACGAGTATTAAAATAGAGGATATTCACCTTCTTTGGCGAATATTGTCAGTGGGAGGTGAGTTGAATGTCAGAAATGAAGCAATTACCACGCGAGCATACTATTGCGTTGGTTCAAGAGTTAACTGATTCGCATGCACACTTTGCTCAAGAGGCCGAAGATGCTGTTTCTAAGCAAATGGAACTGCGCGAGCGTAGGAACGTACTAGAGAGCGCGAAAAGCAAAACCGATTCAGGTATGGCGCAAACTATTATAGAATCTATGGTTAATGAATTGGAATCAGAGATCGAAAAAGAAAAAGAACGACAACGTTTAAGTGAAAATAACAGAGGATATTATTCAGAAATAAAGAAGGCTGTTGAAGAAGCGCTGAAGGAATTTTGACTTAAAGCATCTCTGCGGAGGTGCTTTTTCTATGTCTAAAAATAAACGAAGTGACTAACATAATGAGGTGGGGCCATTGAATGTGAAGAAGTTAAATCCTAAACAGCAAGCGTTTGCTGATTATTACATTGAGTTAGGCAACGCTGAAGAAGCTGCATTGAAAGCTGGATATAGCAAAGCGTATGCTAGAGGAAAATCTTATGCGTTGTTGGCAAATGTCGGCATAAGTTCATATATAAAAAAGCGCATGGAAGAACTGAAGTCTGAACGCGTGGCTGATCAACAAGAGATTTTAGAATACCTGACATCTATCCTACGTGGAGAACAAACAGAAGAAACATTACGTGGCATTGGCGAAGGAGCCCAGACAATTGATGATATAGATGTTAGCGCAAAAGATAGAATCAAAGCAGCAGAAATGCTAGGTAAACGTTACGCCATGTGGACGGAGAAACAACAACTGGATGTCACGGGAGCTGTTACGTTCATTGATGATATAGGTGATAGCGATGGCGCGTAAGATTTCCGAACTCATTCCGACAGCTTTTCATCCGGTTTGGCGTGCGGCTATTGCAGAAGATATCCTCAACATTGTTTGCAAAGGTGGACGAGGTTCTGGTAAGTCTTCCGACATTGCGCAGATTATGGTCCAGTTGCTCATGCGCTACCCACTCAACGCGGTCGGCATCCGTAAAGTGGACAATACAATAGAGCTATCCATATTCGAACAAATCAAATGGGCGATAGCAGAGCAAGGCGTCGGTCATCTATTCAAGGTCAACAAATCGCCTATGCGGATCACGTACATGCCACGCGGCAATTACATGGTATTCCGTGGAGCGCAGGAGCCGGAACGAATCAAATCATTAAAAGCCGCTAACTTTCCGTTTGGCTTTGCATGGATAGAGGAATTGGCTGAATTTAAAACTGAAGATGAAGTAACGACCATTACCAACTCACTATTACGTGGGGAACTCGGTGATGGTCTTTTTTATAAGTTCTTTTATTCGTACAACCCACCGAAGAGGAAACAATCATGGGTGAATAAAAAGTATGAATCCTCTTTCCAACCAGATAACACGCTTGTTCACCATTCAACATATAAAGATAACCCGTTCATCTCAAAGCAATTCATTGAAGAGGCAGAAGCGGCAAAAGAACGTAGTTTGCAACGCTATGAATGGGAGTATGGGGGTAAAGCGGTCGGTTCCGGTGTTGTGCCGTTTGATAATCTAAAAGTCGAAGCGGGCGCTATCACTGATGAAATGGTGAAAACGTTTGATAACATTCGGCAGGGCATGGACTACGGTTATGGCCCAGACCCCTTCTCGTTCGTCCGTTGGCATTACGACAAGAAACGTAATGGTATCTATGCGATGGATGAAAAGTATGGGCAGAAGATTAGTAACCGTGAATCTGCTGCATGGATTAAATCAAAAGGTTATGACCGACACGATATCATAGCGGACAGCGCGGAGCCGAAGTCAATTGATGAAATGAAGTTTGAACACGGCATCCGTCGTATTACAGGAGCCAAGAAAGGCCCTGACTCGGTGGAGTATGGAGAGGTATGGCTGGATGATTTGGAGTTTATTATCATTGATCCCCTACGCACGCCAAACATTGCACGAGAGTTTGAAAACATCGACTATCAGACGGACAAGGATGGCAACCCGAAAGCAAGACTGGAAGACAAGGACAATCATACAATCGACGCAACACGCTATGCGTTTGAAAACGATATGAAACAACGAAAAGCAAGTATCAGCAGTGCATCCGCATGGTAAAGGAGGGGCAACATGCCGCTAGAATGGAAAAAGTTTGATGAAAAGACCGTGACGGAATTGCACGGCAATGTGTACTACTACCGTAAATTATACGAAGGCCGGCACTCGGAGATATTCGAGCGTGCAAAAGAACTGATAGAGAATGGCGAGATCGTCGACAACATCATTAATGGCGTACCCAAGACGGCAAACGTCAAGACACCGTATATTGTCGCGAATATCTGTAAGCTCATTCCCGAAGTTCCAGCCATGCTTGTGAGTCGTTCACTTGGCAGTATTCAAACGTCGTTCTCACCTGATGATTTTGCGAATGAAGAAGTCAATGCCGAAACGGACGACTTTATTGAAGGGCCTGGCGATGGTTCAGAGTCCAGTCGCATCATTCACGCTCAACAGGAAGTCATTCGACAGATCGAAAACAACTCGAAGCTTGCATTTGAACACTGGGGCAACATCGTACAGCAACAAGTCGATGGCGGTCTAGTGGGTGTGCCGTGGCTCGATGATGCAGGATTACGCATTGAGTTTAAAGCGCGTGACGTCTATTACCCTCACGAGGATGGCATGGGCGTGGACTTGGTGTATCGCATTGAAAAGGACGAGAAGGACTACTTGCAAGTGTACAGGGAACGTGTGGAGCGCAATGCAAGTGGCGATATGGATTTACGCACTAATCACATGCTGTTCGAATTAAACGCAAGTAATGAAACGAAACAACTGCCTGACGAAGAGACGAAAGCAATTCTCGGCATGAACGAATTGGAAAAGGTGTACAAAGGGCGTGGTCGTCCGTTTATCATCTACTGGCCGAATCAAAAGACGTTTATCAATCCGCTAGGTGCATCGTGCTTACGCAATCAAGAGGGCAAGCAGGATGAGGTTAACTGGACGTTGACGCGTAACTCTATTACATTTGAGCGTAATGGCAAGCCACGTATTGCGGTGACAGCTGAAATCATGCAGGCGTTACAGGATAAGGCTATGCAGCGATATGGCGATGACAGTCGTATTGACAGCCGTGATTTAGAAGTTACAACGATGGACGAGAAGGGCAACGCGCTCCAAGTCATCCAGATTGATGTAACCAAAATCGGAGACATTGGCTGGGTCAAGGACTTGGTCAAGCTCATGCTCATGGAAACGCAAACGTCTGAAAAGATGATTGATTTCTATTCGGATATTGCCGGATCACAAGGAGCTGCACAATCTGGCGTCGCAAAGTTTTACGACTTGTTCGTTTCATTGCTCAAAGCGGAGCAGATTCAACAAGAATATATCTACTTCTTGCAACAGCTATTCGAAGCGGCACTATGGATTCAGCATGAACAAGATCCAGCCATTCAGATCGAAGAACCAGAAGTCATGATCAAGTCGATGATTCCGATTAGTCGTAAGGAATTGGTGGATGAAAACAACAAGGCGTATACAGATGGTACGCAATCGCTTGAGACAACGATTCGTAGGAATAACCCGACGGCAAGCGATGACTGGGTTTTGGAGGAGCTTGCCAGAGTAGAGGCGGAGCATTCAACAGATGACAGCTTCTCTTTAGTGAGAGGACAACAGACGTTGAAGAACTTCTATGGGAATCGGGATGAGAATATGGAGCCGATTGATGAATAAGGAAAACAATCCTCTGATACTTTACAATTAAAGAAAATGCTACTTGGAGGGATTGCAATGCGTAAGTACGATAAGCGCGAAGTCAAAAAGTTTGAGCAAGTGCAGACAGGAGTTTATTGCGACCAGTGCGAAACAGATATTGAGCAGACGCCGCACGAACATTTCTACGAAGTCCAAACATCGCATAACTGCTGGGGGAACGACAGTATGGAAAGCATAAGGGAGCACGACTTGTGCAGTATGGTTTGCGTTACGAAGCACATGCATGATTATTATAACCAAGAAGATGTCCAGGAGTCTTTCAGGTATGAAATTGTGCGAGAAGACAAATCTGAAATTTGGAGGGATTGAAATGGACAACCAAACAGCGAGAAGCATTGACCGGTCGTTGAAGAGCATTGCGAGATCCTTGGAAAAGTTGGCGCGAGGTAATGAACCGAAGTCTGATGCAAGCGCCATAGCCAATAGCATTGCTGGCTCCATCAGGGACAGTATTAGTAATAGCGCGAGAAGGTGATAGCTCATGAACGAAGAACTCCTAAAAGTCATCCGACAGCTGAAAGACGAAATCCTGTTCATCCTCACGTCATACAACATGACAGACGAAACACACGCACAGGCGGCAATGGACAAGATCAACGCGTTATTTGACAAGCTCGGCATCGTCATTGAAGACGTCATTCCGCCCATCGTCATGCAATCGTATCTAGCAGGTACAGGTGGCGCGGTATTAGGTTCTAGTCTTTACGCGGTTACGGAGCTATCAGACAACATCATGCTTGATTTAAAGGCGGCTATTCGTACAGCGAAGTTGAATACAAATCAATCTATCATGACGGCATTGTCAGAGGTTCAGAGTGAACTTCAGGCAGGTGTAGCGAGTGCGTCCAAAAAGCGCAAGGTTACAGCGAAGGTAGTGGAGACATTTGATAAGTATGGCATGACGTCCTTTACGACTGTTGACGGGAAGAAATTGCCCTTGGATTTCTACAGCGAAGTCGTCACCAGAACCAACATGCAAAACGCGGAGAATCGTGGCAGGGTGGACTGGTTTGAAGATAACGGCAAGGATTTAGTCATTATCAATGGCGTCACGCCTACATGCAGACACTGCTACGCTCACAGGGGCGTGGTTTTTTCTATTTCTGGTAAGGATAAAAGATTCCAACCGTTAACCGAAGAACGCACTCCTCCTTATCATCCGAACTGCATGTGCTATGTGGAAGAGTACAAAGAGGATTCGCTGGATGACCGGTATGTTCAAGCGGATATCGAACGTGCTGAAGCGTTTAATCCTGATGTGGACAGACGACCTGACAATATCAAGAAAGCTTATGACAAGAAACAAGCAAGTAATCGTAAGAATAACTACGAAAAGAAAGCCTATGCTCGCATGGTGGCGAAGTTGGGTGATGATGCTCCTGCTACTTTAGGGGCTTTTAAACGTATGAAGCGATCGAAGTCTAAGCGGTATCAAGAATTACAGAAGATGATGCGAGTGAAGGAGGTTGAAAAATGAAGGAGACAGTCACCGTATCCAAGTGGTCGTATTACTTGTTAATCTTGACCTTGATTTTCAGCACCACGATTCACGCCGTCAATATTGTTCAAGCAAAACCAAAAGTGAATATATACATTCATGACAATAGAGGGGGAAGATGAATGAGTAAAGTGGAAGATATTTTTCAAGCCGTAGCTGATGAAATTGGCGTTAAACAAGAAGAATTGTCAGGTATAACGCAAGCATATTCCGGTGGAGATCACCCTTATTGCAAGGTGGAAACACGTAGTTATGGCGACTTCCTAATTGCGGGTGATCGCTATATCCGAATGATGGAAACTGCTCGAAAAAAGGAAGAAGGCAATCTCAAAGAACTTTTAGCAACTTTGCGATTTACGAGTGGTGCGATCACGGAAATTCGCGGTTCCGAAGCTAGCAGGGTAAGAGAGATTGTCGAAAAAGTTGGCGAACGCGGATGGAGAAAAGTCAGCGGTCGAAACATCAACTTTGCAAACGTAGAGTCAGCCGACTTCGAATATAAATAAATTTGTCTTTAGCCAATAGACGTTATAAACAGGGCTTTTTATTATGCATTAAATTCGCCCGCACAGCGTTACCGTGCAACCTTATCGAGTTCGTAAACTCGTAAAACAACGTAAAGGGAGATATGCAAAATGACAAGAGAAGAACTCAAGGCACTTGGACTTACTGATGAACAAATAGAAGCTGTAATGAAGTCACACGGAACGGTCGTCAACGCTACGAAGGATGAACTGGCAACTGCAGTGTCGGAACGCGATTCGTACAAGACGCAACTAACCGACCGTGATACACAGCTTGAGGATTTACGCGGCAAAGCAGAAGGTCATGCAGATTTGCAATCGACTATTGACGCTTTAAAACAAGCGAATGAGGATGCGAAAAACGCACATCATGCGGAGCTGTCGAATACCAAGCTGAACTACGAACTGGATCAAGCTTTGCTATTGAATAAGGCGCGCAATCTTCGTGCAGTACGTGCATTACTGGACAGTGAAGTCATTAAGTTGGGTGAAGAAGGAAAGGTTGTTGGTCTATCCGAACAATTGGAAGGACTCAAGGTGTCCGATCCGTATTTGTTTGCGGATGATACGCAACAGACCCCACCACCTGTTGGATATGTACCAGGGACGAATAGCAAACACAACACGCCACCGAATGTTGATCCGTATGAAGCGGGTCGATTGAAAGCATTAGAGCGACACAAAAAGGAGGAAACACAATGAATTTACAACCATATACACAGAAAGTTGTAGGACAAGCCGAATTCTTGCGGAATGCAGTCGGCACAGAATACAAGACAGGCGGAGCGACGCTAGATGCTTCTGCATTTACAGATGCACTCGAAGCGGGTTTCGTTAAAGCGGGTACAGCGGTATACCGTGACGGAGCTAGCGGGCTATATAAGCCATGGGGAGAACTAACAGAAGCGACAGAGCTGGGCGCTGGATTGACGTCACATGATGTCACAATCACTACTGGTCAAAACCCAATTGTCGGTGTACTTGCCGCAGGTCATCCGTTAGAAAATAAATGTACAGGAGTCACAGACGCGTTTAAAGAGGCTACTAAAGGCCGCATCGTCTTTGACATTTAAGAAAAGGGAGGAAGAAGAATATGCCATTACGTTTAGAAGAATTTCAGCAACCAGTGATTACGGGGTATGTGCAGAACGTACCACCAGCGCGTGACTATTTGCTTGCATCAGTTATGCCAAAAGAAAACAGCTTTGATATTAATTTTGCTTACAACGTCGTAAACGGACAATATGCAAAAGCGGCATCGATTACAGGATGGAATGCATCTGCTCCATTACGTGACGTGAAGGACTTTGAACGTGCGTTTGGTCAAGTTGCGAAGGTTCAACATGGATTCCGTTTGGATGAAACCCAACTGATCCAATACAATCGTCCACGCGTGCCCGCTGAAGCTGATGCCGTCGTGAATACCGTGTATGTTTCAACTGACGAACTATCCCAAGGGGTAGACGATATCGAAGAGTACATGCGCGCGCAGGCTATTTATACAGGTCAACTGAAGTATGACGATGAAGAGAACGACATTCATATCAACGTAGACTTTGGTATCCCTGTTGAAAACAAGTTAGATGCTACGACCGCTTGGTCGGGACCAGATGCAAAGCCTTTGACGGACTTGCAAGCGGCTGTAAAGCAATATCAAAAGAAAAATCAACGACGCAAGCCTATTATGATGCATATGACATCTGCTACTGAAGCCAATCTATTAAACAGTGAACAGATCCGCACTCAGGTTTACGGCACTGGCAACGGACAACGTCTCATGACAACGGCGGATATTCAAAATGCATTCAGCGCGCTTGGTTTACCGCCTTATCAAATCAATGACGATGTGATTGTTATTGGTGACGAAGAAGTGCAATTGCTTGCAGATAACAAAGTGGTATTGATTGGCGCGGATCTTGGAAAAACTATCATCGGGCCAACAGTTGAGAACAACTACGCTCCTGGTAAGTTTGCAATCCCTACTGTGAAAACAAACCCACCAGAGCAATCTGTATACGTTGGTGAAGCGGTATTCCCGGCATTGCAACGTCCACAATCCATTGTGATCGTAAGCGTCTAATATAGGCGCTTTTTACATTAATAGGAGGGATAGGAAATGGCTAAATATACATCATCCAGTTATCTGCTACACGGCGGAGAAGTGGTGCTTCCAGGTACAGAAGTAGAACTGACAGATGAACAAGCCAAGCGACTGGGGTCGAAGTTGACTGCAGTACAGGAAGTGAAAGCAAAAGCTGAAGAAAAACCTAAAGAAGAAAAACCCAAGAATAAGAAAGGGTGATCTACATGGTCACTGATCTAACTGTAAAGCTGTACATGATGAAGCTGTCCAACACGGACGGCTTTTTTGCATTGGATTCATTGGAGCAAGACAAGGTGATTTTCAGCGCGTTTGAATTGCTCAAAGACAACTTTCCTGTCGAGAAGCTGACAGACCGCGTTGTAGCCTTGCAAGTCCTGTACATGCTCGAGGGCGAAGGTGAAGAATTCGCCATGCTCAAACGTCAAGGCGTCAAGTCCTACTCGGTGAAAGGTATTTCTGTCACGTTTGACGGTTCCGGTATTTCACCAGATGTCATCGGGATCCTTGTCGGTACACCACGTGCGGCGATCGGGAGGCTGATCTAATGTTTCCTACACCGCATACGGTGACCGTCTATAAACCAGGCGAAGAGGATTTCTGGGGCAATGCAGGAGATGAAGTCATTGTGGTTATCAAGTGCCGTGTCGACGAAAAGACGCAAGTGGTCAAGAACCGCATGGGTGATGAGGTGGCAGTGGGTGCGGAAATCATGTTTCGCGGACTGCCTAACATCGACTATGACGACAAGATTGAGTTTATCAACGAACGCGGTAGTAGCCTAAAACGCGAACCCGAGTTGATAGCGCCCGCTCGAAAACTGAACGGCAAAGCACTATACACATCGGTGTACTTGTGAGGTGGTCAAATGGCGAAAGAGTTTGAACTGGATATATCCGCGTTTGAAACAGCATTGAAGCAACTATCTAAACAGATGGGCGAAGGTGCGCAAAACGGCTTGAGTCGTATCAAAGATGACTGGGTCGAAGAAGCGCAACGCGTCGCTCCTAAAGATACAGGTAACCTACAGGATCTAATCACGGGCGAAGTGCGAGGGCAAGGCGCAAATGGTTTTATCGAGATTGCGGGTAACGCTCACGCATCCAAGGGTGGAGATAGCTTTAACTATGCGTATTACATCCACGAAGAAAACGCGGGCGGTAAATCGCTGAATCTTGATAAGAACCCGAACGCTATCAAGAAGTTCCTGGACAAGCCCGCTGAAGACAATATGGATAAATGGCAAGGCATCATGGAAGACGAATTGAAGAAGGCGCTGGGAGAGTGGACGGAATGACAAAACTACCGAACATTACAGCGAGTATCCCGCTTGAAGTGCAGACGATTGCGGAGTATGTGAGTCCTTTTTTCGAAGAAGTGAAAGGTCAAAGCTTGCCGAAAGTATATAAGCCTGGTCTGTGCGTGGTGCAATGGGAAGGTAATGACAATGTAGAGAGCGAGACAGGTGCAGTGGATCGGTATGACCGAGTATTCAACATCCTGTTATTTGCGAAAAACGAGTTTGAATCACTGCAACAAATCGATACATTACAAAAGCATTTTACAAACATACATTCATTGCAAATCAAAGGGTCCAGTCGCTATATGCGAATCGGGTCCTTTTTGTCGTCCCGTCCTTTTTTAACTGAGGACAAGACGGTCTATGCGTCCATCGGTAAGTTGCATGCACAAGTGCGGCAGATGGCGGTACAGGAAGTACACTCACCGATTGGTGGCGTAATTATACGTCCAGGAGGACCCGGGCTTGGGCCGGACGGCGGCATTATCATTAATCCGGGTTTTGGAGACGATATCGTTATCGGAAAAGATTGCAGAAAAGGAGAGATGTAAACATGGCAAATGGAGGTCAATGGGATCCAATTTCCCTACCAAAACGACCAGGCTTGTATATCAACTTTGTTGAACGTGCACTGGCCCAAATCGTGGGAGGTCCGCGTGGAGTTGTGGGTATGCCGATTTTCGAGTATACAGGCGGAGAAATCGAGTCGGGCGAGTTTATGACAGTCGAAGGAGAAAAGGCTGCTATCCTTGCAGTAGTCAAAGAAAATGCGAGTCCTGCAATTCGGGCATTGGCTCGAGGAGCGGCGGAGGTATTGCTGTACGCAGTACCCGCTCCACAAATACCAGAGAGTGATTACGACTACGCAGGTATTCGTGAAGCGTTTGAAGCACGACCGTTTAACGTATTCGTGTATCCGGGTGCGGTAACGTCCACGGAACAAGAATCGACAAGGGATTGGACCGCTAGAAATCGCAAGGACGGAAAACACTTTACTTATGTTACAGGCGGTAGCGCTGAGGATGACCAAGATCCTGACATCGGAAACGCTCGGTCCATCCTGTTAGCTGACGAGTATGTCATCAATCTGATTAATGGAGCGATTGACAGCTCGGGCAACGAATTGCCGTCTGAAGAGTATGCGGTGGACATCGCAGGACTAATTGCGGGAACGCCAATTAACCAGTCGATCACGTACCAAAACATGCCAATCGCGGACACGAATAAGCGCCTGACAAATGCACAGACGATTGAAGCGCTCAACTCAGGTTCTTTGGTACTCACAAATGACGGACGCAACGTCAAAATTGAGCAAGGTATCACCACGAAGTCAACAGCATCGCAAGCCGGCAAGATTCGCGCCATGCGTGCACGCCAAGCGATTGCGACAGACATTCCGGCAGTGGCAAAAGACCACTATATCGGGAAGGTCAACAACAACAGAACGGGTCAGCAACTGCTTATCGCGGCAATCATGCAGTATCTCGAAACATTGGTGCTAAACAATGTATTGCATGAAGGTGTGTACGCGGGGATGGATCCAGAACGCGAATCTAAAGGCGATTGTGTTTTCTTGGTTATTGACGGCAAAGAGGTCGATAGCATGGAGCGCATCTTCTTAACATTCGGAGTATAAGGGAGGGAATTAAATGAATCCATTAGCAGACGGCACGAAGATTCTAAATGGAACGTACGGTAAAGCGTACTTTGACGGGGAATGGCTGTTTAACGTAACTTCGCTTGAAATCAACGAGGAGACCGAATACGAAGAGGTCCCTCTGCCTGGTAGATTGACACCTGGGCAGAAACGGAACAAAGTCACGCGAAACGGTACGCTTACGCAATACCGCGTTTCTCGCAAACTAGAAAGGTTGATCCGTAATTCAATGAATGATGACAGCCCGTCGTTGGTTGTCGAAATCCAAACGGAAATTACCGATCCGGATAATCCTGAAATGTCAGAAATGACACGCATCATCGGCGTGCAATTTCAACGTGCGCCAGGACTCGGTTACAGCGTAGGAGAAAACGTCACAGACGAAATCCCATTTGTATTCACAGATAGCAAACCTATGTAACCAAGCGCCCTTCACGGGGCGTTTTTAATTTCACTTAAAAAGGAGAATGACCATGACAGAAAACGTCGCTAAATTTGAAGAATATAAAGAAGTAGAAGTACAAGAAGAGCCAAAGAAGAAGAAATCCGCTCTTGAGGCATTGCTCGGGACGACTACTGATATCCAGAAGACGATTTCATTGGAACGATTTAAAGATGTGGACTTTGTTATCAAAGCGATAACGGCTGAAGAAATACAGGAAATTCGAGAAGAGTGTACGCATTCGCGACCGGGCAAGGGCGGCAAAATGGAAGATCACGTAAACGACCAAGAAGTCGGTGAACTTGTAGTCGCGAAAGCGTGTATCGAACCAGACTTTTCGAACCCTGAATTGATGGCGCATTACGGAGCAGAATCGCCGGGAGATTGTACACAAAAAGCGTTACTCGCAGGCGAAGTCATGAAGTTGACAATAGAAATCTTTGACTTATCCGGCTTTGAAGACGAACCAACCGAAGAAATAAAAAACGGATAAGGGAGGGCGGCGAACTGACGATGCTGCATCGCATATGGCAACGTCATAGCATCCCTCCTCACGAAATACATGCAATGTCACGCGATGACAAGATGCTGATCTACGCGTCTGAAGAGCTTGCATTCGAAGAGGAGCAAGCGGAAGAAAAACGTCGCAAAGAGAAAGGGGGGTAACCAATGGCGTTTGATTTAGTCGCTAGGTTGAAACTCCAAGATGATTTTTCTGACAAGATTAAGAGAATCGGCAAGAATTTGGGCAAGGTGAAGGAACAGACGAACAAAGCGGCTAAAGCTTCTGGCGATATGGGGAGAAAGTTTTCGACGGCAAGCACAGTCGCGGTAACCGGCGTGAATAAGGTCAGTAGTAGCGCTGATAAAATGTCTGGAAGGATGCAAAGTGCAGGGAATAAAGCTAAAAGTAGCTTAGGTAACATAAGTAGTTCGGCAAACAACGCGAAAAACGCAATCGTGGGAATCGGTTCAGCAGTAGGAGCGATAGCGCTTGTCAATAAGGGTTTTAATATGCTTAAATCATCCATTGATGGAGCGGTAGCGCGTTACGATACACTCAACGCATTTCCGAAAGTCATGGAGAAGATCGGATTCAGCACAGAGAAGTCTTCAAAGTCTATTAAAAGACTAGTAGAAGGAATAGACGGTTTGCCTACTACATTAGGGGAGGTAGCCGATACAACGCAACGAATTGCGGTTATGACAAAAGATTTAGACGGAGCGACGGAGACTACACTCGCTTTAAATAATGCGTTTCTTGCGTCAGGAGCCGATGCTGAAAAAGCAAGCCGTGGTACTGAGCAATATATAAAGATGATCGCCACAGGAAAGGTTGGCATGGATTCTTGGACAAGTTTGCAAGAAACTATGGGGCTTGCATTAAATGATTTAGCTGAAGCGTTTGGTTACGCAGGAAAGTCCGCACAAAACGACTTATACAAAGCGTTAAAAGATGGTGATATAACCTTCGATCAGTTCAATAAAAAGTTAGTGGAACTTAGTAAAAAAACTGGTGGATTCGCTGAAATGGCTTTAGATGGTTCGGGTGGTATTGCTACCGCTTGGAAAAATATTAAAACAGCAGTCACTAATGGCGTTGCAGGTTCTATTACAGCGATAGACAAGGCGCTGGGTGGTACAGGTGAGATTGAAGATTTAATCAAACAAATAAAACCCGTAATTGGCGAAACGTTTAAGAGCGCTAATAAGTATCTGGGTTCATTTGCTAAAAGTATGAAAAAAGCTTACAACGCAACCAAGCCTATACAACCATTACTCAAAAATATCGAAAAAGCAGTGTTGATATTCGGAGGTGTTCTAAGTGGGTTAGCTGTGGGCGCTGGTGTATTGATAAGTTTATCTGCTTTATTCACACTGTTAGCTACTCCAATGAGTTTGATTATAGTGGGCATCGGTGCGTTAGCGACTGGTTTTATTATAGCTTACAAAAAGATAGAACCTTTTAGAAAAGCCGTAAACAAAATAAAGGATGGAATCGAAGGTTTTTACTCTTTAGTGCAAGGCAACGAAGGCAAAGGTGCTTCCTTGTTGATGTCTATGGGGATCAGCAAAGAAGTGTATTTCGAAATAAAAAAATTCGCTGATGTCATACGTGAAGCGGGAGAAAAACTAAAAGACGCACAAGGGTTAATATCTGGATTTTTCGACACATTTCAAAATGGCGATACGGCAGAAGGCTTCAAGAAGATGCTTGAGTCAGGTTTGGATTTAAAGCAAATCAAAAAGGTTTATGAGTTTGCGAATGAAGCGCGGACTGCCTTCGGCAATCTGAAAGGAATATATGATGTAGCGGTCGAGAACCTTGAAATGATGGGCGGCAAAATAGCGAATGCCATGACACTAGTTCAATCGGTTTTCAAAATGTCTATGGGTGATGATCAAGGTGGTATCGATCTAGCTAAGAAAATGGGCATGTCGGATGAACAGATCGCTAAGATCACGACGTTCGCCGAGAATGTCAAAGGTGTATTTTCAAACATAAAAGATACCTTTAACCAGTTGAAAGACAAGTTCTTCGAAGTTGTTGAACAGATATCTCCTAAGTTTGGAACACTAACCAAAACCTTTAGTCTCGTCAAAGATACCTTAATTGCAGTATTTGATTCGTTGTGGTCGTTTTTAAGCCCAATATTCACAGCTCTAGGTATTGCAATAGGAGTGATTGGTGATATCGCGATAGTGGCGTTTAACAACGTTATAATCCCGGCAGTCAAATGGTTAGGTATAGCATTCAGTGTGATGTGGAAACTTGTAGGCCCTATTCTTAAACTACTTGCTGAACTCATCAAAGTAGCGTTTACGATGATAAAGGTTATGTGGGATAACATACTCAAGCCTTTCGTTGAATACATGTCGAAACACTTTGCCAGTATGCTTGAAGAATCTGGCAAGTGGTTGAAAAAGCTCGGTGACGGATTCGACGGAGTGGGCGTTTGGATTTCCAAAGCTACTGACTTGGCTAAAGATTTCGCAAACATATTAAGCAATATCAAGATTCCAGACTGGGTTAAGAACATTGGCGGAAAATTAAAAAGTGCAGCAAATTGGGCGGGTAATATTGCGTTTGGCAGTGGTCCTGGCGTACAAGATCCAGGAGAAGGGCGTTATAACGGCATCAAGTATGTTCCGAGAGACGGCTACCAAATCCGAGCACACCGCGGCGAACGAGTGCTTACGGCAAAGGAAAACAAAGCGTACAACAAAGGCGGCGGGAATGGTCGTTCCTTCGTGATCAACATGAACGGTACAGTCATTCGCGAAGAAGCAGACGTGGATCGACTAGCCGAGAAGATGGTCCGTAAGTTTATTGCGGCAGGAGAGGGGGGCGCATAATGGCCATACCGGAATATTGGTTAAGCTACAACAACGGAGCGGAGAAACTACGCTTCCCAGTGCCCCCTCCTGTTGTCAATGTATCTTCGCCATTTGGTAATACGGATATCGACATTGTGAACGGCAAGGAATTTACTATCATTGGAGACAGAGGACTAAAGGAGTTTTCCTTTCAGTCCTTTATGCCGCGTCATTATAACTCCACCTATTGCGATTATGTCAAAATACCGGACCCATATGTATTTATCCATTGGATCGAGCGCTGGCGTAACAGTAAGCGTCCCCTACGTTTTATCGTGACGGGTACGAATATCAATCATGCGGTCACGGTCCGTGATTTCAATTACGACTTGGAAAAAGCGGGTGAACCAGGTGACATTTATTTCAGTATCGTGCTAAAAGAGTATGAATTTCTCACACTCAGTAAAAAAGTAGATGTGAAAAAACCTAGTAAACCAACGAAACCGACGAATAGACCACCAGTAGTTAACAAAGGCAATACAGCAAAACCGAGCGGTACGTACATTGTTAAATCGGGAGATAGTCTTACTAAAATCGCGTTTAATGTTTATAAGGATGCGAGCCGTTGGAAAGACATACACAATGCCAATAAAAAGGTGATTGGTAATAATCCTGACAACATTAAGACAGGCATGAAGTTGGTGTTGCCGAAATGAAATTAGCTTATGATTCGAATCGGCCCGACCTCCAAGTAATGTACTTTAACAAAGGCATCTTGCACCGAATGACCGAAGTCGTTGAATCTGTATCTACCAAGGGAGATGTAGCGCAAGCGGCTAGAGAGTGTTCCATCAACTTCGCGAATACAACAAAAGGCATTCAGCGTATTTTTGACATCGTCAATGGTCAAGAAGTTCGTATCATGTCCGGAGAAATGGAAGTGTTTCGCGGCACAGTGCGGAGTTTCGAGCGCCATTCTGACGGTCGAGACAGCTTGATTGCAAAAGACGGCAATGAGTACCTAGTCAAAAATACGGTCAACGTCAAGTTTATTGAAAAGACCGCAACACAGATCATCAAAATGCTTTGCGGTAATTACGGTATTGCGGTTGGCAAACTAGCAGACACCAAGCATAAGATTCCTCGTTATATCATGCGAGGTAAAACAATCTATGATGTGTTTATAACAGCACTGACCATGACGCAGAAGGTCACTGGCAAGCGCTACATGCTTCATAACGTGAAAGGTAAGCTAACACTTGATTTAGTTCAACCGGCACAGGAGTGGCTACGCTACGAACAAGGAAAGAACCTGATTTCTGCATCTTATTCGGAATCCATCGAAGATACCAGAACGCAAATACTGCACACGGGCGGTGATGAGAAATCATCGTACAAAGTCGTGGTCAAAAAGAATACCGACAAATACGGCATCATGCAGCACGTTGAGCATAATTCCGACGCTAACCAATCGGCATTGCCAGGTCTTGCGAACGCATTGCTTGCAGAGCTATCTAAACCGCAAACAGAAATGAATATCAAGGTGCTTGGTATCCGTAATATGGTGGCTGGCATGGCGGTGGTGGTACAAGACAACTTGACGGGTATTCGTGGCACGTACTTCGTGTTAGCTGACAGCCATGAATACAGTGCAGGTGGCGTCCATGTGATGGATCTAACGCTATCCAAGACGCTTGATTTACCTGTACTGGAGTACGAGCCACCGGATGAATCGGGTGACGATCCGGATAGTGGTAAGTCCGCAGAGTATGATTTTTCGTATTCTACTGGTTGGGTAGCGACAGCGTATGATCCGATGTTGGGTGGTATTAATACGAGCGGTGATCCGCGTACAACCGCAACAAGCACACGATGGGCATACAACCGCACGATTGCCGTTGATCCGAAGGTTATCCCGTATGGGAGTGTAGTTGCTATTAAAGTACCGTCCATGCCGAAATACAACGGCATGTATCTTGCGGAGGATACAGGTGGCGCAATTAAAGGCAAGCGGATTGATATCTTGATACAAGGTAAATCGGCAACTGCTGCATTTGGCCGTCGTGACGTAGAAGTCGCCATTCTTGAAAAAGGGAAAGGTGCTCCTGACGCACGAGCAAAAGCCAAGACGTGGGATTCTATCAAGAAAAAATGGAATACGAAGAAAGAACAAAAAGGTGTCGACAAGGCGGCGAAAGGCAAAGCGGCGGAAATCCTTAAAACCGCGCACTCCTACAAAGGTAAATTGCGTTATGTGTTCAACAACAAAAACTTGGCGAACGGCACGGCGGACTGTTCCGGATTTATTAGCTATGTATTTGGTAAACACGGTATTAAAATGCCGCATGGAACGTCTGCGCAAGTCAGACTTGGAAAGTCGGTCAATAAAACAGAAGCAAAGCCAGGCGACTTGGTATTCTTCCAGAACACCTATCGTAAAGGTGTGTCACACGTCGGGGTCATCACGCGAAAAGGCTATTGCATTAGCATGCACAACAGTGGCTGTACAGAGCACACGTACACCACAGGTTATTGGGGAAAACACTACATGTCGATAAGGAGGGTGCTGTGATGCAAACGGATAAACGCATAAAACACGAAGGTGATCCGTACTCCAAGTGGGTACAGGCAACTCGGGGTTTTGGGCGCAACGAATCGTCTACTATGGAGTTTGGAACGATCATTAGCGCACCTCCCGACATTGAGTTGCATATTGATCATGATGAAAATACCTATGACAAGAATGATATTTATGTTTTGGAGCGCCTAACTGCTCATAAACGCAAGGCGGATATCACAGGGCTAGTCGTTAACTCTCCAATGACCGCAAACGGAATGGGACCGCACACACACCAATTGACGAGTATTAGCTTGACGGATGCGGAAATATCCTATTCGGATGAACTCAAAGAAGGTGATCGTGTCATTGTGGAATGCGACAATGAACGCGCGAAATTTACCATACTGGACAGAGTGGTGAGTTATAAATGAGCTTACTACCCAACAACGAATCCGAGCTATTAGACGATTATCTTGAAAGGGTGTCCGGCGACAATGCGGAACAACCTTCAAAAACGTATAAAATCGATTTTGAAACCGGTCGGATCCGAGGCTTTATTGATGAAATGGAAGCAGTAAAGCAATTTATCCGAAAAGCCATCATCACGGAGCGTAGTAAGTGGCGCATCTATACAGATGATTACGGCTGTGAACTCCCCAGTCTGCTCGGGCAAGATGTGACAGAAGGATTTATGCATTCAGAGATACCACGGATGGTCCGTGAAGCAATCGAATATGACGACCGAATCACATCGGTCAATAACGTAACAGCGCGCCGTGATGGTGACGCTGTTTTTATTTACGCTGATGTTGCGACGATTTACGGCAATGTCACGCAAGAGGTGGTGATCTGATGTACACGGATAGAGACAAAGACCAGATACTGTCCGACATGTTGGAAGTGTCTCGAGACGATGTGGACAAGCGGGAAGGCGCGATAGTTTTCGATTTGTTGGCTGTTCCCGCGGAAGAATTCGAGCTACTGCAACACGTCCTAAAAGCGGTGTCGGAAAACGGCTTTATTGATACCGCCCAGATGGAATACGTTGACTTGCGAGCAATGGAGTACGGTGAATATCGCAAACCTGCTGAACAAGCTAAAGGTTGGTTACTCATCGCAGATAAAGCAGGGCGTGAAATCAATATTGACACCGTTGTGATGACCGAACATGACGGTGAGCCAATTGCCTTGCAAATTGTCGAGTATAACGTGGTGCCTGAAAGCGGCGAAGTCACTGTACAAGCAGTAGCGGTTGAACCAGGTGGCAATGGCAACATCCCCGCTTACAGCGATATGACATGCGTTGACTTGCCAGAGGCCATCATCACCAATCCAATTGAGTTTTTGGGTGGTGTAGATCGCGAATCCGATGAAGAACTGAAATCGAGAGTGTTGCTCAAAGTCCGCAAACCTATCACATCGGGCAACATCTACCATTACGAGTTATGGGCACGGCAAATAGCTGGCATCAGTCAAGCGCGCGTCACGCCGTTATGGGATGGACCTGGCACAGTCAAGGTTACGGTCATCAACTCAGAAGGTCGAGCGCCTACAGAAGAGCAAGTTTTGGCGGTGGCGGAGCATATCAAAAAGGAAAAACCTATCGGAGCGGATGTGACGGTTGTCGCTATTAAAGAAGTACCAATCAACGTATATGTCGAGTTGGAATTAGCTGAAGGACTGATACCTGGCGATGTGAAGGAAGAAGTTAAACAAAATATTGTGGAGTATTTGGCTGAAGTGCACACGGAAATCCGTCATTCGCAAATCGCCAGAGCTGTTTTACGAACTGAAGGCGTAAAAGATTATAGAAGTATTTTAATTGGTACAGAAGCAGAATTGAGTAATTACAATATCACCATATCAGCGGATGATGTGGCGGTCGTGGGCGAGGTGTCGCTGACATGATTACAGCAAAAGAGAGTGATATCGAGCGCCGCAAACAAGAAATGCTCGACAGTCTCCCGCCGTATTATCAGGAGTCGCCAGAAGCTAATGCGATCATTCGAGGTAATGCCTCGGAAATCGAACGCAAGCGGTCGGAAGCGCAGGACTTGCTTGATCAGATGTTTGTTTCGACTGCTACTTGGGGGTTGGATTACTGGGATCGGGTGTTTGATCTGCCGCCTGCTCCACGTATGTCGACGAGAAAACGCAGAGAACGAATCATTGCGAAGTTGCGAGGGGCAGCACCGGCAACAATTAAATACTTAACGAATCTAGTGAATTCATTTGTGCAGAATGGTGATGCTCATATCGAAGAACGAGCAAGAGACTACGCGTTTGATGCTGTTATTCCAATTGACGGCATGAACGAAATTGACACAAGCGATATTTATGCTGCAATCGAGGAAGTGAAGCCGGCGCATTTGGTATTTGGTGTTATTGGCACGATTAGAAATACCATCACAGTGACAGGTCATGCTTATGATTTCCCTGTTGTTTATCCAATATGCAATACATTCCACACGGCTGATATACCAGGTATCTTAGCAGACGTCGCCACAAGCGTTCGCGCACAATCATACGCATTCGACGCCAACTATCCAATTTGCGGAACATTCGTGACATCTTCTGTCATCTCGCAAAACGAGCACATCAACGTCATATTGGCAGCAGAATACCGAACAAATGACATCCTATATAAACGAGCAGGCACTATTTACGCGGGGGAAGGTGAGATTTAATGGCAGATAAACAAGTGATAAAGCCGGTTGTCATCGACTGGATTAGTGCGTTACTTGAAGACAAGGCGCACAGAAGTAAAGTCAAACTTAATGGGCAATATGTCAACTACGAGATATACAAAAAAGAACGAGATGATAATACATTGCGCATCTATGTCTATCTCGAAACTGAAGAAGGATATGTGGAAGAAGCGCAACTGTTAACGTCTTCAGGTGAAGTATGGGCGGTCAAACCGTTTTCAATCGAGAAGAAAGATGATGGTCTGATCATCGCGTTTGAATTCGATATCCAAGTACGAGAGCGAGGTGCTTCTGATGCCTTATAAACCGACCGAATGGGTTAACACGTTAAAAGATGCGGAAGGCAATGTCATTCAGCGTGGTACGCCGTACACTGCAGAGAACATGAATAAGATCGAGAATCAATTGGTTGCGCTGGACGATTTACCAGCAACAGTCGCTACTCACGGCGAGCATTTAACTGCGCAAGCGGAAAGCATCCAACAGGTCGGAGAGCGAGTAGAAGCAATAGAAACAAGCAAAACCCAACCAAACGGCATTGCAACGCTTAATGCAGAGGGGATTATCCCTTCTTCGCAGTTGCCGTCCAATCTAAAAGAGATCCGCCTTGTCAACAAGATGGAGGAGCGCGATGCCTTAGAAACATTTGAGGGCTTACGCGTCATGGTGATGCTCGGAGAGAGTTGGAAAGAATACGTGTGGAACGGCGCGGAGTACATCAAGACTGCGGACTCTGAAAATCTAAATATCGTCCTGTCGTGGGGCAATATTACGGAAAAGCCGACGACCTATACACCATCGGCTCATGCTCACACCGAATCCGACATTACAGACTTGGACAAATATACACAAGAGGAAGTCAATGCCAAGTTGCGTCTGAAAAGCGACGCAGATCACAAGCATACGGAGTCTGATATCACCGATTTAGACAAGTATAGCACTGCGGAAATAGATACTATGATGCGAAGTAAAGCGCCTGCTAATCATACGCACAGTGAATTTTCTGATATCACTAATCAAGAGAGGCGTCTTGCCGAGTTGGAAAACTCAAGCAGTCAACTGCATACACACGAAAATAAAGACGCACTGGATAAACTGACGTACTCGGGTTCCAAGCCAGGTATTGATTTAGTTAAGATTGAAGAGCAGGAAAATCACACACACGACTACGAAGACTTGACAAACAGACCGACAATTCCATCTAAGACAAGCCAGTTGTCAAATGACAGCGAATATGTAAAGTCTAACGCTGGAAGGATTCATGTCTCCTACTCTGACAGTGATATTCCACCTTTGCAACCAAATGATATAGTTCTGAAGGTGATTTAATGCTAGAAGATATTGAGGTATGGGATGGATTACGGTATCGGAAAGTCATCGGTAAGGTGATGACACCCAACGGCTTAAAAGATTTTTACAGACCCATCAACTTTACAGATAATATGGCAACGCAATACGGCATGTCTATGCTGTCTAGTACCGGGATAATAAAAGACGGAAAGTTGACGTTCGACACGTTGATTCGGTTTGATATTTCATAATTTAAGGAGTGAGAGCATGGCATATGTACCAACAAAGTGGCGCGACCATATCGTCGATCCTACGCAATCCGAAAAGGACAAAGACGGCAACATCATCATAGACGAATACACAGGCAAGCCGAAACCAAAAGTAATCCAAGAAGGCACGCGGTTTGCGGCGCAACGTATGAATAATATTGAGGATGGAATTCTTGGAGCGCACAACGGCATTGACCGTTCGAAATCAGAGATCGACCGCTTGAAAATCGAGATTGAAATGCTTGGCAGAGTTAAGGATAACAACGGAACATTCTTCGACCCGTTGGACGGAGAGTCGGCGAAAGCACTAACGAGATTGACTGAATCAGCAATAGTTCAGCTTGCTTTAAGCGCAGGAGAAACAACTATTAAGCTCGATAAAGTACCGTTCAATGTTGGAGAAGTCCTGACGATTTTTGATGATGAAAAGCAAGAAGATGTGATTGTGGCGAGCATTTCAGAAACTGGCATTACAGTTGCCACTTTAGTCAATCTGTATAAAAAAGGCGCAGGAGTTGCACGGAGTAATTCTATTTTAAGCAACACAAAACTGTCTGCTGGTAACTGGGGCAGTTATTCAATTAATGTAGCGGAGGTGGTTTGATGGCGGCGGAAAATTTGATAGCAGGAACGATGGAACGAGGTTTTTTTGGCGTAGTCGATGGAAATGACTTTTTTACTTCTTCACAAATATCAGGTGCTGTTGGTGTAACGGCTGGCGCGGTTAACTACCCTAATCCTAAATGGCTAAAATTCGCATTGAACGGCAAGATTATTTATAAATCTATGTTGCCTGTTAGGACTGGATTGAGTTGGGATTATTTAGTTGGCAAAAAATGCGTATATGGAAATCTTGGTGATGCAACAGCAATTAAGGATGGAATAGAATATAAAGTTCGTCTTATGAAAGGCTCAACAGCTAACCCATCGCCAAGTGTTGGTGATAGGGGAACAATAGGTTCGGAATGGAATAAACTAATGCTCCCTATCCACGAAAGAGCATTAGATGGCAGTTGGAAATATCCTCAATATGTGGATAGTTCATTACCTGTTTGGAGACATACTCTTGGAACAGGAAAACAGGGTATGTTTTCTGATAAAGATTTACAGACTATATACACAGCGGGTAACGGAAGTCGGCAAATTTGTCAGGAAACGGTAGACCCCCATCCCGCTTATAGGGTTTCCCGTGGATACGAAGGTGTTGAATATGCAGGATTTGAAGGATCTAACGCTAACAATGCGCCTATGGGATGGTATCCGGTCTTGGAGGTCGCAAACGAAGATCCAACGTTAACACTTTTGACAACCGAAAACCGCACTCTCTACGAAAACGACACCTACGCTGTCAGCGGTTCCGCAACAGACACCGATTCCGGTAATGTCGTCATGATTAAGTATCGCATTAATGGTGGCACTACACGTACAATCTCTACGCAAATTTCAACAGGTGCGGCGGTTCCGTTTAATCGGGTTCTTATCTTTAAAGGTGGTATGCTCTACGATGGCGCAACGGCGGTCACGGGCAATCTCGCGGAAGGTACGCAGCACGTATTATCCGTATGGGTAGAGGACGATCAGGGCGGTAAATCAGCGGAGCAAACGCGCACATTCTACGTTGTGCCAAACCGTCCACCCAAATTAACCGTTGACCCAATCACGCCAAAAACAGACATGATTGATTCAGATTCGTTCGAAATCAAGGGTACAGTCAACAATCCAGATGCAAACGGTGTAAAAGTCCATTATAAAATCGGTAATAGTGCGTTTAACGAAGTGTACATTTCCGGCGGAGCGGGCGGAGAATACTCATTCCGTGTTAACCTGTCACAATTGATAATCGGTGCAAACTCGTTAACAGTTCGGGCGACCGATCACTTTGGCGCGGTTGACACTAAAACTATCACGATTACCAAGACGGGCAATGTAATCCCTCTTAAAACAGCAGTCACGCGGTATAAGCTGACACCCCCGAATGGTACATCTAAAGGCGTACTCTTGTGGATTGAACGTGAAACAGGCGACTTGGTAGTGGATGCTGAAATCAGTATGACAGCAGCGGGCGAGCCTGAAAACTTCCAATCGATGACTAAATCGGCAACGGCATTTGTATCGGATGGCATAGAAGAAGACGAATTCACTTTTGACGTTCCAGAAGACAAATCGAATATTATTCTCAAAATCACACAGACACGCACAAGCACAGCGAGCGAGAAAGGTATTACGCTTATAACGGGGGTGTTTGCATGACAATAGCATTACAGCGCAGAGTACGGAGAGCTGATGGTACGTTCGGTGACTATGAAAAAGTATTCAAAGGCATGACGCCAGAAGAAAAAGTAAAGGCGCTAGAGGACATGAACAAAGCCCTCATGCTAACAGTCACAGATATGTACGAGGGAAACATGGACCTACAAGAGATGAATAGAAACGTCATGTTGGTCATTACAGATCTATATGAAAAGGTTTACTCGGAAGAAGGTGTTACTGAATGAATCCGATCATCCCAATCTACGCAGAACTCGTTAAGAGTGGAGATAAGACAATTAAACAAGTGCCTGCACATCTTCGCAAGGACGTACAGACTTATCTGAAAAACGCTGGTGAGGCTAATGCGTAAGCTCATTCAAGCGTTTTTATTATGGCTACTTTTAGTAGTGTCGAAGGGTGGTGACAATATGCCAATCGCAGTGATTTATGTAGCTCTTATCATGAGTGGAGATAAGACGTATGTTCAGGTTCCAAAGCATGTACAGCCGGAAGTTAAGCGTCAGTTGGAGCTTCTTGGGTATGGAGAACTGGCTGAGTAAAGAGGAATTCATTCCCCTTTTGTCGAAGTATAGGCGAAAGGGGGAGATGTTATGAGTAATGCATATTTAAGAATAGAGCGTAACCTGAAAATTATTAGAACGAAAAGTGATGAATTGAAAAACTGGGAAAAGGGAATGGATCCGAACGAAGTTTATCGGATTACAATGGAATTGATTGGATGGATTACGAATAGTAACGATTGGTTCTATAGAAATTACAATAAATACAATCGCATTCGTAACAAAGATAAAAAATCGAGAGAACTGATTGCTGGTATACGTCAAGCGTATAATTCGTTTAAACATAACATGGATATTTTAAGTGTCGAAGATAGAAATTATATCAATTTCCTGCAATTAGAAGATGCCAACTTTGTTATTGAACAAATCACCTGGATTTCTTACGATAAAATAAAACATCACAAAGATCGGAAAAGATTAGCTGAGGCTTATGCAAAGTACTTACAGGGGAAACCGGTTATCCAAATAACTGATGAAGCAATGCACTTTCTTGAAAAATGTTTAAGTCAAATGAAAAGTGAGGAGTCTTCATAAAAAAATCTAATCTATTCACATTCGGAACATAATGCGTAATAAAAAAAGCTCTATTTAAGAGCCTCTTTTTTACCAAATAAACTGTTATCTTTTTAAAACAGATTTTAAATATGCTTCTGGGTTAGATAGCTTCGCATAAATGTAATCAAGCGGCTCTGCGGTTTCGATATGACCTTTTAGGTCTTGCTCAATGATACTGCATAAGATTCCCGCAACTCTGCATAAGCCGTCAACGGTGTGAAGTAATTTAACTTCATCATCAGTATGGTTTCCGTGGAAAGTAATAGAACCTTGCATTTTGCTAAGCCTAGTATGGATGTCTTTTATTTCTTGAATACTAAACTTGTCAGCTAATCTAGTGATTGGATTACCTCCTAAATTTATTTATACAGCTATTCATATGGCTGTATGACATGTGATAGAACGGAATTCATTTGTTGGGTGCGGTAAAGAGAGAGCAACACAAAAAGTTTTAGTTCAATAATTAATTGGAGGGCGTTCACATCGGGCGTTCTTTTTATTTTGAGTAAAAAAGGACAAACTCTATTTATGTCGAATTAATCAGACATAAAGGAGGTAAGTCTGTGAAAGTTAACATTATATACAAAGACGAAATCATCAAAGAAACAACGTTTGATCATATCGCTTCTCAAAATCACTCCGTAAAAAAGGGTGCAAGATGGGAAGTCAACGGTTTGGATCTCCAAGTGGTCAATATGGAAATCAATCACCCTGCTAATTACATGGATCTGAATTTTGAGGATTATGACAAGGTGATAGACATTAAAACAAGATTCAAGTGAGGACGTCCTTCGGGGCGTTCTTTTTATTTTCCTATAAAGAGAAAAGTGTGGTGGGGTGAGAAATGACAGAGGTGGGTGATGGCATGTACGAGACTGTAAAAAAACATAGCGAACAGATTGGCGACTTGTCGTTGGGTTTCGGAATCCATACAGAACGACTAGACAACGTGGAGTTATCGGTTGCCGCTTTAAAGGAGTCAGATCTTCAACACGGTGAACAACTTCGGCAATTATCTTCACAGTATACACAAATACAAAACACAATCATGACAGAAAATCGCGATACACAAGTCATGTTTAAAGATCACACAGAAAAGATGTATGAAATTGTCCGCTCATCAGTCAGTTTTAAAGAAAACGCAGAAGAACGCGAAGCAAATGCCGAGAAAAGGAAACATGATTACAAAGTGATGAAGTGGAAAACCGTTGTAGATGCTGCTACTAAACTTATTTTAAGTTTGACCGCATCGGGCGGTTTTATTTATTGGTTGATAGAAAAAGCGGGAGGGAATTGACATGGAAGAATTATTGTTGTTTGCGTCTATTTTAGCACCGATCGTATTGGCGCTAGTGCAATTGATTAAGAAGACGGTAACAGAAAATCATGAGTTGAATCACTTGTTGCCATTGTTCGCATTGGTAGTAGGGGTGATAGTAGGCTTTGCAGCTACACCTTTCACTGATTTGGATTGGACTATGAGATTATGGGCGGGCGGTATTGCCGGTCTTGCCGCTACTGGTTTGTTTGAGATTGCGGATAATACTACAGATAAAAGGGTGAATTGACATGGTAAAGATTGCGCTAGATGCAGGTCATGGCTTATACACACCAGGTAAACGATCCCCGGCAGATGAGAGAGAGTGGACGTTTAACAATAAAGTATTGCTTGCTTGTCAAGAAAGATTGAAAGACTATGAGGATGTACAGGTTGTAAGACTTGACGATCCGACAGGTAAAACAGATGTACCACTAAGCACTCGAACAAGGACAGCCAACAGTTCAAGAGCTGACGTATTGGTATCCATTCACCATAACGCTAACACCGCTAAGTGGGGTAACTGGGGTGGAGTAGAAACATTTGTGTACCCTAGAGCTAGTACGGCATCCCGACAACTTGCCACAAACATCAATCCACGCATCGTACAAGCTATGGGATTGCGTGACCGTGGAGTGAAAACAGCCAACCTGGCAATGTTACGAGATTCAAATATGCCTGCTATTTTAACAGAGGGCGGTTTTATGGATAGCACCACTGACATTATAGCTTTGCGAGATAACGATAAAATGAAGGCTCAAGGAGAAGCTATAGCCGACGGGTTAGCTTCTCACTTTGGACTAAAACTAAAAAAAGGAAAGGATGTGGCAGCAGTGCCGAATAAACAAACAAACATACCTAGTCCATCCCATAAAACAGGATGGGAATGGGCGGAGAAAAAAGGTTATATGAACGGAGAACGTCCGAAAGAAGGATTGACGCGCGAGCAGTTTGCGTCCGTAATGATGAAAGTTGTATCGGATTTAGAAAAGTAA